AAAGTTGAACGAGGTCCGAAGCCAGAGCGTTGGGAAGGTTTAGTTAAGTTTATGCTTAAATGGATGGGTATTATTTCAGTTGGAGTTGTAACAGCTATGTTGCTTAAGAAAATTCTTACTATGTTGTTTCATTCAATAATGCGTCCCCTTACAGAAGAACAGGGACCACAGTATGATGGATCTAAAGCTTTGCGGACGCGTGCACCAGCACGTATTCCTATAGTGCCTAGACAAATTAAGGCAGTCCAACATATGCCAGGACCGGATGAAAAACAAATGATTGTTTCAGGAAATATTAGATTTGTTAGGATTTCTTATTCCGGTATATTTTTACGCATGCAATGTATAGCACTGGACTCAAAATATATAGTTTTCCCAGAGCATTTTTACCAAGCTTTTGTAAATGATATTCTACCACAGGATTCTTTAGCCACCTTCGAACTTGAAGTTAGACGTAAGACAAATCCAGAGTTAACTTATATACCTATTGCTGTCACTGTTCACAATTCAATTCAGTTGGAAGGCGTTGGTGATCTTGCTGGTCACAAGTTGGATGGCAGACTCGTTTATCTGCAAGGTCAAGTTTGTGTAGGAGCTAAGTCTATTTGGAATCATGTATGTAACGTTAGCGATATGGCTTTTTATTCTGGTTCAGAACAACAAGGATATATTATGGCTCCCCAGACAGGACTTTTGGGACAGAAAGTTATTATAGGGTATAAGAAATACCAACCTTTTAAGAATAGGATGTATTTGTTAGGAAAGTGTGCAATTAATACTATTAAGGGAGAGTGTGGTAGACCATATGTTCACGCATCGAAACATGCTCAGCATTGTTTGTTGGGCATGCATACTTTAGGTGTTGAAGATGAACCTGTTAATGTAGGTATGTGTCCTCTTGTTTACGAGAGTTTGGAAATAGCTCGTAATGTATTATCATCTATTTATCCTCCCGTTTTACATGTGGAACCTTTGATTATCGAAAATATGCCGGGGGTCGAAATTCTTCCTGTACCATCTATGATTAGTAAATTGTGGAACACACCTTCTATGCCATTGTTAGGAGCTATCAAAATCAATGGCTCTGTATTGGAGAGATTTACGCCAACGAACACCAAGTACCTTCCTATTAAGATAGGAGACAAACCTTTCATTCACCCCAATTGGACAAATGAGTTCTTGCCTAGTCGTAAGACATCAGTCACTATTGGGGATAAGATTGTTCATCCGTTATTTTCAGGAGCACAAAAATATGCTCAAATTTCGAAGTGGTCTCCTCCTCCACATTTTTCGATGAACGCACTAAATCATTATAAGACGCGTTTACCAGTGGATAGGGAGGCTCGGGTCTTAACTGATGAAGAAGCTTTGAATGGATATGAGACTATGGGACATATGGTTATGTCCACAGGAGCAGGTTATTGGGGTACTTGGTTTTCTAAAGGTAAATCGGAAATATTTACTCCAAAGGTACAGACAATGCGCGATGATGGTAGTATGGCAGTATTAGAATATGAGTGGTCTGATAAAGCTAAGAAAATGCAAATTCCGGTTTGGAAGAAGACAATAGTTGAATTTTATAAGGAGTGTGATGCAGATATTCAGGAAGGACAGATGATGAAAACTTTTTGGGTTTCGACTTTAAAAGACGAGTTAGTATCTATTGAGAAAAATAAAATTGCTAAGACTAGAGTTTTTGAGCAACCGTGTGTTGTGTATACCCTTCTTTGTAGAAAGTATTTTGGTTATTTTTCAGAGTGTTTTAAGAGACATGCAGGTTTGAGACTTCATCATGGCATTGGAAAAGATGCCAATGTGGTTTGGGGTAGGTATTTAGAACTATTGAGACAGTATGGAGATTATGGTTTTGATATTGATTACAAAAATTATGATGGTACAGTCCATCCAGCTGCTTTTGAATTTTTCTTACAGGTTACCGATATGTTTTATGGAACAGAGGGGCGTCAAGCTAGACATTCGCTTATTAGAACTTTACAATGTAGTCACCATTTGATTGGATCAACTATTGCTGAGTCTGGACAGGGTAATAAAAGTGGTAATCCACTCACTGACCTTTTTAATTCAATCACTAACACTTGGTTGGTCTATGTGGTATTTCAGTGTTGTCAAGAAGCTTATGGTTTGGATGCTTGTTTAACTGTGCAACCTGAACTTTTTGGGTTTTTAACGTATGGAGATGATGTCATTCTTACAGCTACTGAGGAGTGTTTGGTTTACTTTAATCGAGTTACTTTTGCTACATTTGCGGAATTATTTGGCTATACAGTAACTGCGGCTGACAAGACGGCGGCACTTACTCCAGGTGATAATATTTTTGATCTAACTTTTTTGAAACGTCCTTTTGCTGTCCGCCATGGGTATGTTGCTGCACCTTTGCCCAAAAAAGTAATCTATAGGGAGCTTACGTGGGAAACTAACATCTGCGTGGGAAATAAGACCATATTTGACGAACGCATTAAGAATGCGTTGGAATTTATGGCGCATCATGGACACGATGAGTATCAAAAACTGAGACTTGAACTTGCCCAATTAGGAGTACAAGTAGAAGATCGCTTTGACGAGTGGGAAACCGCTATGAGAGAAAAACAACTTTATCCTGAGGTGGAAGATGATATTGGACGTACATATGTGGAATCGGACGAGCTCTTTTTAGATGATCGAATGGAAGTAGCCTTAGAGATTGATTGGGAAGGGGATGACTGGTTATATAGTGAGGAATGAATGTAAGGGAGCGCGACATGTGATGAGTGCGTATACCTGTTAACTTGGAAGTCATTGAACTAACTTTGGTGAAGCAGGATTATAATCCACTGTTGCGGTCTAAGAAGCACCTCTCTTAAGTAAAACATAAAACAAATTCTAAATTATAAAATTAACTTAGGATTAATATATTTAATGAATTATAAATTAAAATTATTCAAAAT